GCGGCCCGAGGTTCGCGCCTCGACGCGCTGGCGGCGACCGGCCAGCTGCCCGATCCGAAGATCAAGGATCCCGGCGCGCAGGCTGCAGGCGTCGACGATCTCGGTGCGGCGCTGAATGCATCGGTCGATGCGATGTGCTCCCGGATGGGGCTGAAGCCGCTCAACTAAGTGTTGCTGTGTCGGTCTGGATTGCAAAAGCCTCGGCGGCAACGCCGGGGCTTTTTGTTGTCCTAGGGTATGCGGCAGCGCGCGGCGCTGCTGCGGCTTCGTTTCTTTCGCGCCGTGCGCGCTTCGGAAGGAAAAACCATGACACTTCTGACCATGACCGTCACCGCGCCGAAGCTGATGACGGACCTCTACAAGTGGGGCGCCGACGACGACTACGTGTTCGAGAACGAAACCCTCGCCGCCGGATCCGGCGCCGACAACGCGGTGGATGTCGGCACGATGCTCGGCCGCAAGCCCGGCACCGCCAGCGTCACGCGCATCAATGTCAGCGGCTCGAACAAGGGCGCCATCACGCTCGCCGATCCGGCCTACGGCGCAGGCGTCAAGAACGGCTCCTATCGCGTCGTCTGCCTGACGCCCTACATCGCGGGTTCGCCGGCGACCCCTGCCGAATACGCGCTCGAGGATCCGGACGGCGTCACGATCCTGACCTTCAAGGCCGGTGACGCGGTCGATAGCGTGGTCAAGTTCACCAAGGCGAGCGGCACTGGGGATGCGGTCGGCGACGTCGCGCTGATCAAGGTGGCGGTTACCCCCGGAAAGGTTGTTCCGCTCGATCTCACCGCGACCGATGGCAGCCAGAACTTCGCGTGTTTTGCGCTGGCCAAGAAGGTCGCGAAGGACGGCGGCAGCGACGTCAGCTTGCTGACGCTCAATCGCGGCCCGTCGATCGTCCGTCTGCAGGGCATTATCTGGCCGGCGGGCATCACCGACGACCAGAAGGTGCTGCTGCTCGCCCAGGCTGCGGACGTCGGCATCATCGCTCGCCCGAGCTGATCCACGCCAGTTCGGGCTGGCTGCCTGCCCGGCGTTGGCCATAGGCGCCGAGCAGGCGCTGCTTTTCAACCCTCCTCGCTTCCTTCACCGACGCCACGCTGATGCGTGTCGCGTCACGATGACCAACAAGGACCCGCGTCATGACCGACACGCTCGACGTCATTAATTTTCCCTGGACCACGCTGCAGCTGTCAAATGCAGTCAACCGCATCCCGAACAACTACGGCCTGCTGAATGTGCTGAATCTGTTCCCGTCGCAGGGCTCGATCTCGACGATCGTGGAGATCGTCATCGAGGACGGCACCATCCGGGTTCTGCCGCACAAGGATCGCGGCGCGCCGGCCACGCCCGGCGATCGCGGTGGCCGTGTTTCGAAGTACATCGAGGTGCCTCACTTCCCCCAGGAAGACCTGATCACCCCGCGCGACCTCCAGAACATGATCACCATCATCGGCCAGACGCGCCAGCCGCGCACGGTGAACGATGAACTGTCCAAGCGTTTGTTCACCATCCGCAACAAGCATTCGATCACCCGCGAGTGGGTACGGATGGGTGCGCTGAAGGGGTTGGTGACCGACGGCTTCGGCCAGACGCTGGTCGACCTCTACGACTTCTTCGGAATTACCAAGAAGACGGTCGATTTCGTCCTCGGAACCGCCGGCACCGACATCATCGCCAAGTGCACCGAGATGCGGCAGTCGATCCAGACCAACTTGAAGGGCGAGACGATGACCCGCCCCGAAGTGATCGTGTCGACCTCGTTCTTCAACAAGTTCGTGCAGCACCCCAAGGTCGAAAAATACTGGTTGAACTGGCAGAACGCCGGCGAGCTGGCGCGTAGCCAGTTTGTCATCGCCGGCGGGCAGTGGGGGCGGGTGTTCGAGTTCCAGCAGATCCTGTGGCGCGAATATTACGGTATGGCGCCGGTCGGCAAGACCGCGGTTGCAACGCCGTTCGTGCCGGTGGACTACGGCTACGCCTATCCGTCCGGCACGATGAACACGTTCGAGACCTGGGACGCGCCGCCGAACGATATTCGCGCCGTCAACCAGCCCGGTCAGGAAGTGTGGATCTCGCCGCGCATCCTCGACCACGGCGAGGGCGTCGAGCTGAAGTCGCAGTCGAACTGCCTGGCGATCTGCAAGCGCCCGGAATCGCTGGTCGAGGTCATGACCTCGAACTAAGCGCCATCGTGCGCCATCGCCTCCGCGCCATCACCGGCGCGGAGGCTACCTCTCGGAAGTGCCCGCCATGTCGTCTCCCTTCGAACGCGCCGCCGCCAAGGCCTCCGCTGCGATCGACCGGCGCTTTGCTGGGAGCGCCAGCGATGCCCCGACGATGCTGCGGATCGTGCCAATGCAGACCGGCAAGGGTTGGACGGCGCCGCAGCCGGACGGCTCGCGTCGGCCGGTTGAAGTTATCGGTGTCATCGTCCGCCAGCCGTCGCGGTTGCACGTCGTCGACAATCAGGTCGGCCGTGACTTCAATAACGCACTGGTGGTGCGGGAGACTTACGCGACGATCGAGACGTCGCGGCTCGGTGAAGCCGACATCCGCAAGGGCGATCAGCTGATCGACATCGCCAAGAACGAAACCTTCGAGATCTCCGTTGCCGAGCCGCACGGTGTCGTGCGACGCCGGTTCACGCTGGTGCAGAAGCAATGAGCCTCGCCGCTGCCGCGCTGCGCATCATCACCGTCAAGGCGCTCGACAACGCGACGACGGCGGGCGATCGCGTGTTCGACAGCGTGGTTGATCCAGTCGATCTGCTCGGCGATGCGGCCGCGCCGACGATCGTCGTCTACACCGACAAAGGGCGCCGCAAGGTGACCGGGCGCGATCTTTTCGGCGCCGATCATGTGGTGACGCTCGGGCTCGAACTGTTCGTCGCCAAGGCCACGCTGGTGGCGTCGGACGGTGAGGGGCAGGGTGCTGGCTATCAGATCGAATATCCGGCGACCGATGCCGGCCTCGAGAACCGGCTGCGCCGTCTGGCCTACGAGATCGAAAGCGTGCTGACAGGCTCTGCCGAGCCGTGGGCGATGTTGTGGCGGCGCGTCGTCGTTCGGTTCTGCCCGGACGAAGAAACGATGTGGGACCGCGGCGCCGATGCCGAGAAAACGGTTCGGTTCAACTTCCTGCGCGGCATGTATCCGTTGGAGCCGATCGCCGACCCGGTGCGCGGTGCGCAGCTTTCGCCCGGCGAATTCTGGTACGACCTGTTGGCAGCAATGGACGCCGATGTCGAGCTTGCCGAGCTGGCGCGGGACTGGCGCGCGCTGATCACCACGCCAAACCTGCCAGCTTGGCGCAAGGCGATGAGTGAGCTGGGGTTGAGTTATCGCGAGCTGCAGGCGATCGGGCTTGCGCCGTTGCTCGATCATCAGGCCAGCAATCTCAGCGAGTCCGGCGGGCTGCAGGAGATGACGCTCGATCCGGAGGCGCTCGTCGTCGATACGGCGACGCCGGATTACAAGCCGTGAGCGGCCCTCGTATCGAGGCCATCATCGCGCGCATGGAGCGCAGGATCGTCGATCTCGAACAGCGCTTCGACAAGGTCGTGCGTCATGGCGCGGTGACCGATGTCGACGAGAAGAACCATCGTGTGCGGCTACGGATCGGCGGCACCGATGAGAAGCCCCTCAAATCGCCATGGGTGCCCTATGGGCAGATCGCCGGCGCCCTGAAGCTGCATTCGATGCCGTCTGAAGGGCAGACGATGACGTTGCTGTGCCCGACCGGCGACTTTCGGCAGGCGGTGGCGATCCCGCTGACCTGGTCGGATCAGAACAAATCGCCGTCGGACAAGAAGGGCGAGCACGTCCTGACGTTCGAAAACGTCGCGGTAACGCTGAAGAAAGACAGCCTGAAGTTCGTGGTCGGCGATGCGTCGCTCGAGCTCAACAAGGACTTCATCAAGTCGCTGCTCGGCAGCAGCGAACACGAGATCAAGTCGGACCGGCAGAACATCAAAGGCGACAACGTCTACGTACCGGTGAAGGAGTTCGTCTACCTCGGCGTCGACGACAAGGATGAAAAGGCCGGTGCCAAGGTCGGCACCGAAGACGGCCTGGCCCGCAAGGCCAAAGCAAAGGTGTGAGGAGCTGATCGATGCCGAAGGAAAAGAAGCCATTCAAGATCACCGAATCCGCGCCGCGCGAACTGCGCCGGCATGCGAAAGACGGGATCGTGCTGCTGACCGATGAGCAGGCGGAATACGAGCTGCTGCGCAATACCGTCGTTGATGCGACGCCGCCG